GGTCAGCGCGTTGTAAGCTTCGCGCAGGGCGGCAGGCAGGTCGGCGAAGGCCGTGGGCGAGTTGAGGGTCGCATCCTCGATACCCATGTCGACGGCCAACGACCGCAAGGCGCGCTCGGTGTCGAGCAGCTTGGCGAGCTGCCCGAAGGTGTGGCGCACCTTAGGTGGCACCGCATTTATTTTGTCTGATCTGTTTGCCATATCAATTATAATTTGTAATTTTGCATCAAAGAGTCCGATTGCCGGATGCATACTCCCGCTACAACGGTGAGAGCACCGAGGCCGCCGGGCTTTTTTTATATCCGCTTGTAGATAATATTACCCGACTTATCATTGGTGTAAAAAGTGAAATATGCCCACTCCGAGCGCTTGCCGCTACGAGTCATCAGGCGCGCCCGTATCACACCGCATTTGCGCCTGCTGATGTGCTTGACGCGGCGCCATCTGACGTGCGAATCACAGTTGGGCCGTTGCCGCAGCTGCACCTCGAGGCGGCGCCCGTCGTCAGTATATCCATAGGCCCATCCTACTGCAATACGTATTTCGTTGCCGTCCTTGTCGCTCGTCACGTGTGCATTTTCGGTAAGTTCGGCATCGAGGATCTCGCCGATCCGGAAATTGTTGTCAAGCATCGGGGTGCAGTATGTCCCTGACGGAGCAAACATCACGCGGCCCTCGGTGTCGGTGGTGAGATACGGGCTGTTGCCATCGCCATAAGGCAGCAAGATATATATGCTTTGCTCTGCGGATCCGTTGTGATACACACTGTTTGTGGCGGAGTCATACTGTGAATCTCTGTCAACCTCGATAGTACGGCCACAAAACGATCCTCCGGGGAAAGCGCGGTCGAGCGAAACCTTTTGGCCCGGCTTGACGCGGCGCACGTGTACCACAAGCTGCTCGTCGGTAGCATTGACAAGCCGTATCCCCTTGCGTCCGTTGTATACGCGCCCGGGATCGGCTGTAAGGGGCATTATCCCGCCCTGCAGCACGCCTGTGGCAGCCGGCGCAGCCTTGGCCGTAACAGTCGATGGCTTTTCGGGCTTAAGGGGCGACATGCCCATGATATTGTCGATAACCTTGTTGACCTCGTCGAACGCGGTGTCATACACATCCGGCCCGAGTGCGCGGTCAAGCTCAACGTTGACAGCGTCGATGATATCCATATACACATCCGTGTCGTGCACCAGGTGCCAGGGGATGGTGATCTCAGCCTCGATATGGTCGGGAAGATCCTGCGGGCATGTTGTCAATGTACCAAGAATATACTTACGACGTATTAACTGCGAGCCGTCACCATATTCAGAATCCGGTATCTCAAAGTCGAATGTCGCAGTCAGCATACCCGGTTGCAGTCCGTGCCGGTCAAACCGTACAATAAGCTCGTCTTCACTCTTGCCGGGCGCCCATCCCTGCGCTATCCCGTCATGCTGCGATATCTCTACCTGTCTTGTCGACCCCGGTGTACTGATTCGTGCCGTAAAGTTTACTACCGGTACAGGCTCAGGCTTCCCTTCCAATGTCCGCAGGCGTATGCATACCGCAAAGTCATCCTTATAGTATGTATTATTCTTGTTCATCATTCTTTGTCTCTTCTGATTCCGTAATGATTTCTTTGTCTGCCTGCTTTTCGGCGTTGAGAAGTTTGGGGACTTCCGCCTTGCATTGTTCTACATATTCATTGTAGGCGGCGTACTCAGCAACAATGGTATCAGATGTATCTGCGCTGAATGTAGCGGGCTGCATCGTTACGTTGAGCATTTTGCGTTGCAGGGCAAATTCTTCGTCGGCTGTGTAACGTTCGCGGACGAGTTCAGCGACCTTATTATCGTATTCGGCCTTTGTGTATAAAGGTATGGAATCAACTTCCTCAAAGTTATCTATCGTATCTTCGGGGAGAAGTGTCGAGCGCTTGAAATATGTGTCCGTGCCGATGCGATGAACATACTTGTTATCATCGCTAAATATTTGGCGGTTCTGAATTATAAGCATACTTATTATGCGGTTATAAAGGTGATGCCACGCGCTGCGGCTAATTGGTTAACTTGTCGCCATTTTGCGGCTTCTTGCTCATCCTCAGGCAGCTCTGATATTGCTGGAATCCATTCAGTTATAGGCGTATCGCTGCCGTCATCAGGCGCTACAACAGCCCATAATACCTTTGTATTTGGGTCAAAGTCATTGTCGTTGGGTAAATGATAAAATGATACAAATTTGTCTTTGGCGTTCACTATTTCCTTATATAGGATTTTCTTAGTCTCTACATATCCGGTAATTATATCTGCTGTCCTTGTATCAAAACCTATATCATTGCCATAACCTGCTGTAAGGCTCATATACAGTCTCTCGTCTTTCTCTCCGAGTTTGTAGCATACCGTCACGATATAATTTACTCCGGGCTTTATGCTCTCGGGATTTTCATAATCGTATTTACCCATTATATATGAGTCTTTTACTATCTCTATATTCGCTCCTTTGAGCAGATTGTATCGCTCGCTACCTCCTGTCAGTTTGGCATACATACTCGGGTGAACCTCAATGGTAATGGGCGATGTGTTCGCTGCATTGTTGATTAGATACTGCATCGACTCTAAAGAGAGATTCGGTGCCTGCGTCAGCTTGAAATTCTGCTTTAACCGATAGAATTTCACATTCTTTAATGCTGTGTTTTCAACTGATGCATTGCATGGATTTAACACACCTTTATCTGCTATGTAATATAAGTCAATAATACCATAAACAGTATGTAAACCAGGACAGGCGTTGAATACCGCTTGAACCGACGACGGATGACAGCCTTCATATTTATCAGTTGACACTCTGCATGTCAATAATTTAGGACTTCTGAAGAGTGAACCGATATTAGGGTGTAAATCATTCCACGATAGAATAGATTGTTTTACAAGATTTGTCCTGATGTTTATGTTATCTATTCTTGTTGGATTGGGATATTCCAGCATATATTGATAAATCCTTATTGCTTCGTAATAATCTATATCCGTAATGCCGTTGAGTTCAAAATATCCTGTTTCTGAATTATAGCCGCCGATTTTTTCAACATTATTACCTATTGCACCATTACCATTACAACATATCTGATTCCACTCATCTATAAACAACGCCTTCTTTGCTTCCGCAATGGCATCTGACAATATTGCAGCTTTTGCATCTAAAGCAGCCCGTACCTCATCTATCGTACACAAACGGTTGAGTTGTCTTTCGACACCATCCAAAACATAGAGATTCTGATCATACAGGTATATTGTTCCACCTGTAAGCGTGCTATTTATTTCATCAACACTCTGCGAATTCTGTTCATCTCCGACAAAGACCCCATCTTCTATCGAAAAGTATATTGCCTCGCCTGAAGTGACTTCTTCCGCTGTGTCGACAAAGCCGTCAAAACACATTATATGGCGCGATACACTTTCAAGCCTTGATATTTCTCCCGATAGCTGATCGGTGATTCTTTGGTCTACATACGCCCGCAAATCGCCGGCGACAAAGCGATACAGTCGACCGTCACACCGGTATGTGCATTTGCCTTTCAACTCATTGCCATAGCTGCCATCATCTGCGTCCGCTGTTTCTGCTCCGGCCTCATGATAAGCAAAACGCTTTGCGGATTGGTCATAAAAGATTCCGGCTCCTAATCGCTTCCATGCTTCTGCTGTGCCATTGCAAAAGCCATCAAATGCATAAAATGCTTCGTCCAGTTTATATACTATGGCCGTGGTAGCATTAAGTTCGCTTTTGATTGATGCTGTAGCCGCATCCTGGGCCTGCTGGCTTTTCTCCAGTTGTGCAATGCTGCTTCTCAGTCCATTTGAGTCGGCATGATGCTGATTTTCAATTTGCGTGATACTGCTTCTCAGTCCGTTCGCATCAGATTGATGCTGATTTTCAATCTGCGTGATACTGCTTTGCATCGCTTCTACGTCGGCCTGATGCTTCGCACTCAGATCACTAAGACTTTTACTCGTCTGTGTAGTTGTTTCAGTAAGGCTGCTGATGCTGCTCTCATTATCTTGGACTCTATCTTTCAGGCTTTCGACGTCTTCAACAAGTGAATCCGCAGAGATATTCGGCTGCCATTTCTTGCCACTGTCAATCCATGATCCATTTGACTCGATATAGACGCTTGCGGGAAAACCGGCTCCGACAGCAGCCCACCACCCCTTTTCGGGCCTTGGATACGCGGCCTGCAGGCTTGCAACGTCTGCAAATAGTCCTTTGTCGGGGCCTTTGATATTTGGCGCATCAAGCCAGCCCTCGACCTTCATGTCATGACCGACTTTGACACTTCCGCGTACCGTTGCATTTCCGCCGGCTGTCACATGTCGACTTACTGTTACATCTCCGTCTATATGTTTTGTTGGTGTTGAGCTCATCTTGTCTTAATTCAATGCTGTGTTGGCTAATTCAAACATCGCAGTCGCCTTGTCATTCTCACCCATTGTTGTGAGAACCAGTGCGGCTGCTGTATAGATTACTGCATTGTAGCAGCGCTCGCAAATGTCAATGCCGCCGTCTGTATCAACTCTTGGATATGGGAGATACACAGCCTCGCTGACCTGCGCGTTCGTAGTCTTGCATGAATAAAATTCAAGCACCTTGCCTTCGGGCCTGATGTTTAATACACACAAGGGCATTTGCGGTGTTCCTCTCAGGCCTTTGTATTGACTGCCTTGTAATTGGTATTCGGGATCCATCGGGGTAATGGCGGTCATCACTGCGCGGCTCCAGTCGCTCATGCGGAATACTATCAAGCGCATAAAGTCGTCAGGCAGTAGCACCCACCCGCTACCTTGATCCCCCCAATATATTGCATCGCCAAATGTATGCCCGCTTTCAAGCAGAAATATGGGCGCCTGACTATGCACCCTGCGCACCGCGTCAAGTATTTTTGACACAATAATCTCGTCCACAGTCAATGTGTCGACATCCCCGGTGTCGAGAAGTCGGTCGCTCATATTGTTGCAGTCAAGCGTCACTCTTACTTCGCGTGCAATTTCAGGCAATCTGTATACCATGCGGCGTCGCTTTTATTTTATATACCCTCAAATACTATACCATTAGCCTCTGCTACCTCCTTGATGGCCTTTACGGTCTTGATTTTAGTCCTGCTGATACCGAAATGCTCGGCAAGATACGCCTTCGCTGCATCCGGATCTGATACGACTATGGTCTTAAGCCCTGCATTTTCCTCTACACCTTCTCCCGCTTCGTCGGATTCGGAATAGTCAATCTTGCTGTCGGCCTTATTATCTGCTGAATTTTCGGTTTCGGATTGAGGTTCATTTACGTCATGGAACAGCATACCGTATCTGTGATGATGTTCCAACGCCTGTATTATATCGGGGTCGGATGTGTAATAAACACTTCCACCACCCGTGAGGGCACTGAATGTGATATGCCGGCTTATTCCTGTTGACAGCACTATATTTATGCTGATTTTCGTCTTGGCAATATACTTTTTCATTATTGTGTTTAATATTTATGCCCGTCTGAAATAAAACGGGAGGGTGGCCGGGTATACCACCCTCCCGCGATTATTCGTTATTTTGTTTGTGTCAACCCTTCGAGTCGGCGCCGCCGGAGGTCGTGCTGCCCGATGAGGTTGCGGGAGCCTTGGCAAGTCGCATTCGAGCGTGAGCATTCGCATAGCGCAGATACAGGCAGGCTACTTCCTGGATTACCACTGCGTCAGTATTGCGGATACCTGCTGTCTTAAGGTCGAGGACGTTGCGGGCCCAGGATACATGGGTCTTCTTCGACAGATACTCGGGGTCCATTGCAAAGCCGCAGTCGCTCATGCCGTTCGCATCGAAAAGCTCATGGTGGATAGTGAGGACTTCGCCGAAATCGGTATCCCATGACTTGAATTTCAGGTTCCACACTTCTACGGTGTCTTTCAGGCGGAACTTCTCGCTCTTAATCTTAGAGAACGCCGACAGCATATCGGAGCCGCAGAAAAGGATTTTGCGCTTGTTGCCGATACCGGTGCCGACAAAGAGGTCTTTGGTAATATCGACAAGGTTGTCATCGGTGATTACAGCGCATTTCTTGTCTGCATCCCATACGCCGACTTCAATATCTTTGCCGGCCATATACCAAATACCGCCTGTAAACCATGTGTTCATGCCGTCTTTAGCGACATGCTTGATTACATTCTTCACGCCAAACAGGTAGGTATTCTCCTGCGAGAGTCGCATATCGTAGATACCGTCTTCCTCGATATCGGAGAAGCTCCAGTTCACTTCCTTTGCCGCAATCTTGTCGAAGGTAGACTGCTCCACCTGTATCATGAAGTTCTGGCAATACTGCATCTCGGGCATCGGGATGTTGTTGAAGCGGCCGGTCTGTACGTCGAGCTCGCCGCAGGCCTTACCCATACGCACAAGAGTTGTGCCACTCGGGATCGCGGGGACGAGGGTGGCATAGCCGGTGCTGCTGTCCTTTTCGCCGTTCACTGCATATACCGTAGGCATATTGGTGTCAGTGCTCTTGCCGCACACACACAGCACAAGGTCGGGTACATTATCGCTGTCGGTGGGATAGGCTACACCCTTATCATCATATTTGCCCTTGACACCGACTACACGGATAGTGTCGTCGAGGGTAAACATGTTCGCGTCGTCAACCGGCAGAGCAATCGATGCCCCGGTTGTCTGTGCGGTCACAGCCTTGTTTGTCTTGCACGAGATAGGACGGGTACCCACACTGTAATACTTAACCTCGAACGATGAACAGGACGAAGCCTTTGCATAACGTGAAATCTGATCGATCGGGGTTGCCATCGGACGGATTTTAATAATGCGCTTGTCGACATCCGACATGTAGAAGTTAGCATCACCATCCGTACGGCCCTGCGTCTCCGTAGCGATACCGCCGGTGCCACCGGTGCCGTCCGCACCGGCCGACGTCTTACCTGCGTCGGGGAGATCGCTGGCAGCAGCCATGTACACCCCGCCGCTTGCCCCTGCTACCAGGGCAACCATACTCAACACAAGGCTGAGCATAAATCGAGTTACTTTTTTTAATGTTTCCATTGTTTTTTGTTTATAATGTTTATTATCGGGTTGATTTATCGTTTTATAGGAGTGCGCCGTTCACCGCCGCGCTCAAAGATATTCATATTGCCGTCGGCATAGCGGTCGATTGCACCGAGGTCTGGCATCGCAGCCTTGCGGCCACCGCCGTTTTTACCGTCGAGTTGTGCTGTACCATCACCACGGCTCGGCTTGCGCAGCTCCTCTTTCACTTTTGTATTCTTGCCGCGCACTTCACCTTCTTCTCCGGCTTGCGCGACGTCGTTGTCATAATTCTGCGCCTTAATGATCATTTCGATTGTCTCGGGTGTGAATTTGCCCATCATAGCATCTTTTGCCACACCGATAAACCATGCCATAGCATCGTCAATCTGATCATCGCTCAGGCCTTTCGCCTGCTGAGCTTTTTCAAGCACGGTCAGGGACTCTGCAAGGTTCGTCTTGTATTCATCTTCGTATTGCTTTTCCTTGGCAACACGCTCCATGTATTCCTTATTGGCCTCGGCTATGGCTTGCTGTTTCTCGGGGTCGTCAATAGCATCTTTAATATCCTGTCCGTATAGTCGCATCAAGACTACAGCAGGGTCGTCACCGTCCCTCCACGCCATCATGAGCCGGGCTGAACGAGGATCGCTCGTGAACATGTCCGAAAACTTTCCTTCGCGTTCTTTATAGCCCGCAAGTTCGTTGTCGTATTGTTCGTAATCGTCGTTAATTCGGGTAAATAACTGTTCATCATCATCGAATTGCTCGTCTGGATAACGGCTTCTAAGCCGCTCCGCAGTCATTTCGCGTTTACTCTTAACTGTTTCTGTTTCAGCCATAATCTGTTGGATATAAGTTGTCGTTATTTTTTCTTTCGCAAATATACATTCATTTGTTTTAGCTTGCCTTTTATCTTTTACCTCTTGTGCTGTAATTTTGTATTGAGGGTATTTCAATTCCATTTCGACGCAACTCATCCTATGAAAAACTTTGGCAGCAAAAGCGAGTATCACCGAGAGCGGTCATCAGATCTGCTTCAGGCATATTTCCGGTACTTGAAATCATGTGACCGGGTATATATGCCTGATGTATTCCGATGTGTTGTCGATATGCCGGCGGCCCGTTTTTGGGTCTCGGTTCCCCGTGCTGCTGTCGTAGTCACCGACATTATGCGCGGCGACAAACTTCTATATATGAGGCCCAACAAACGTGAGATGTTTTTCGAGATTCACCGACGCGTTATGAAACTGCGGCAACATTATCAGGATTGGTCCCTTCCACGCCTCGTCGAAGCTGTTATAGTCCAACCTGCTCCTAAATTTTATTTAGCTCCTGGCTCTGCCCGTGTCTTAATCCTTAAAGCTCGTAAACAATGGTTTGCCGATTCATTGAAAAAGCAACGGCGCTAATAATTGTGGCATGTATTATTACTGTCGCTTTAACCGTCTTGCCCGATTGGAACGCAGTCGGTGTTTATGACGGCTGCCCTCCGCTCCGGCGCCTCACATACCATTTCTTCCATGCGTCCCTCCTCCATGCAATCCTAAATGCCTGGTGCTTTCTATCCGTAATGTTTATTTATGATATCTCCTGGCGACGCTTGATTCTTGCTTTTGTTATTGCCTCTACAATCCCCGACTTTGCCCTATCCTCAGCTCCTACCGTAGGCTTGTCTGCCGTATGCTTTGTATTGCTCGGCTTTCTTGCTGTTCAGGCACAACGCAAGCTGTATTATAATGGCTGCATGGCTCTATACATCGCAGTCGGCTTTCTCTTCCCGCCTGTTAACGGATGGCTTCATTTATACAGTTATGTGGCCGGACTGTTGGTCGGCTTCCTTAATATGCCGATACCATGCAAAAGGCGGTAGCAGATATTCTCAGAATAAATCAGGAGCGATTGGATGAGATACACGCTCCTTTCAATCCTATTACCGGCAAGGGGTCAGTCGGCTCTCGTTTTGAGTGTTTTATTGAAGACTTCCCAATACCTCATCAATGGCTGCCGAAAACGATGCAGCGAATCCCTCTTGTACGTCAGCTCATGAAAGCCGGTTCGCTTGAAGCTTTCATTCATGATTCTCTTTCCATGGAGTATGAGGACGAAGAAGCCTATGAGGCCGATCGCCTCAAAGTAGTCGAACAGTTCGTGCGCATCCGCTGCCGTCACGATTTTCCATTTTGGGCCGCTACCTACGCCTATATTAAGAAAAAAGGCGGTGGCGGGGATGTACTCTTCCGGCTTACAAGACCTCAGCGCCGATATGTCGCTATGCTCGAGGAATGCCGCCTCAACAATCAGCCTATTCGCATTGTCATGCTTAAGGCCCGTCAGTGGGGCGGCTCAACGACTACTCAGATGTATATGGCATGGCTGCAGTTATGCCACAAGGTCGGACTAAACTCTCTCATCATTGCTCATGTCGCTTCCGCCTCGACCACGATTAAGGCAATGTTTCAGAAGATGCTCGACGCTTATCCCGTTTCCTTGCTGCACCGCCTGTCCGAGGCTTATAGTGACTCTGAAAAGAAACTCGTATCTGTGGGCATGACCGGCAATATACACCGCATACCGCAACGTAATTGCAACATTCAGATCGGCACTGCCGAAAAGCCTGACTCTTGCCGCTCCGGCGACCACTCGCTCGTACATCTTTCTGAGGTTGGCCTATGGAAAAAGACCGACGGCAAATCCCCCGAAGATATAGTGCAGGCTGCTTGCTCGGGTATTCTACTGCACCCTTACACCATGATTGTACTGGAGTCTACAGGCAAGGGTGCCGGCACATTCTTCGACTCTGAATATCATGCTGCTAAAAATGGCATATCGCAATACCGCTCTATCTTCGTCCCCTGGTATGAAATCGAGCAGGACTCTTTGCCATTCGGTTCCGAAGCTGAGCGCGCTGGGTTTGCGCTTCAGCTATATCTCAATCGTGATAATGACAACCGCAATTCCGACCGCGAAGAATCCGGGCGCTACCTTTGGTTTCTTTGGAGTCATGGTGCCACCCTTGAAGGCATCAACTGGTATGTCAATGAACGCAAGGGCAAAGCTTCGTTTGCCGTCATGGCTTCCGAAAATCCCACTACTGATGACGAGGCTTTCGCTTTTGCCGGTGACCGCGTCTTTGACCGTCTTCTTGTCGACCGTCTCGCCCCGGCCTGCAAACCACCCTTGCAAGTCGGTGATGTTTATGCTGATTATGATGAGGGCAAAAAGGCTTTGCAAAATCTTCGCTTCCGTGAGGACAGACAAGGTCTGTTGTGGATATGGGCACACCCTGAAGTTGACCCCGAAGAAAAAGTTACCGACCGCTATCTCACTGTTGTCGATGTCGGCGGTCGCTCACATAAAGCCGACTGGTCGGTAATTGTCGTTTTCGACCGCCTGTTTATGGCCGAGGGCGGCAAGCCGGTTGTCGTTGCTCAATGGTACGGACATATCGACATAGATCTTTTGGCGTGGAAAGCGGCTCAGATTGCTGCTTACTATGACAATTCATTGCTCGTGATTGAAAGCAATACTCTCGAAACTCACGATATGGAACGCGATGTTGACGGCGACCAATCGCAGTTCATCCTCAATCAGGTTAAAGATGTTTATCCAAATCTATATGCCCGCAAGCAATCTGAAGAAGAAATAGTCGAGGGCGCCCCCCGGCGTTATGGCTTCCATACTAACGTTGCCACAAAACCCATGATTATCTCTACGCTCGTCAAGGTGGTTCGCGAAGCTCTTTATGTCGAGCGCGATGAGCGCTGCCTCGTCGAATATACTCAGTATGAGAAACGTCCCAACGGCTCTTACGGCGCTATTGTCGGCAAGCATGATGACTTGCTGATGACTCGTGCCATAGGCCTGCATATCTGCTTCTATGAAATGGATACGCCAAAATTTATTCCTGTTCAAAAGAAAGTCAACCGTGGCCGGCAAAAACCAATCTCTGCCGCCACATTCTAATTATAATTATGAATATCTTTAGAAAATTCAAAGCCAGCCTCAGACTTCGAGAGGCTATCAAGATGGCCGATAAGGCCCACAGTCAAACCGGCAAACGCTACTACGTCATGCCCCAGCACAACAGTGGTGGAAAGAGGCTCATCGTAATGGACCGATACAACTTCCGTCGCCTCAAACTCAAACACTATATCCATAACGAGGCCAGCGTCTTCGACCTCATACGTGAATGTTTCTACTGCACCCCTTACCGCAACGGCAATCAATATCTCGCTCCCGAAGACAGGAAAAAGAAAGTAATCCAATACTTTGCATGGGTCGAGGCAGACCGACAGGCGACTAAGCGACGCAGAATAAATCAAAAAGAATAATCACTTGACTCAATCCCAAGGATGAAAAAGGGCGAGTTTCCGCAATCGGTTACTCGCCCTCGGATTGTGTGTACGTATTGCCTTACGCAGCGGCCATTTGCTGCTGAGGATTCATCAGCATCTGACGTGCAGCCTGTACGTTCTGCATATTTGCTCCGGCCTGTACTTGCTGTTGTAGCTCCGGCGACATGGCATCGGGGATTTGTCCTTGCTCAAGCTGCTCCTTCTGACTGCGGATCGACTGCAATAGGTCGTCGGCAAATGGGAAGTCTCCATGCTCAAGAAGCTGCTCGACGGAGATTGCCTGTGCTTGCCATAGCTGCATCAGTATGTCGTTAGCCATTTGACGGAATGCCGGTGTATTTGTACTTTCGACAATGGAGAGGTCAAAATCAACATCTCTGATTGTTTTCGGGTCATATTCAACCCAGGCATTTTTACCAACAATATTGAATATGCGTTTGGTGTCGTAGTACTGCTGCATATTCTTGACGTCCTTAATCGCACCGTCCTTGACGAAATAACTGAAGCTGTCGAGTAAATCGAGCAACGATGTTGTGGCGTTCTGAGTTTGCTGATTATATAGAGCGGCACTCTGATTGGCATATCCGGGTTTACCCTGCAACGCACCGTTAACACCGCTGATATCTTCAAAGAATTTCAGCTGCAAGTTCAGCAATTCTGTAATGCCTATCTGTGTGGAGTTGTTGGCTATCTGCTGCGGAACGGCAACGCCGGGCTTTGGCTTATAATAGACAATACCGTCAAACTTGCCCCATTCCTCTGCAATATCTTCCATGCTCATGCCGTCCGGCTCACATCCTTCTGGAAATAAGAGCACGCCCTTTGCACTCGCACGCATAATAAAATCATAAAGAGTGATGAGGCGATTGGTGTATCGCTGTTGGTCGATGACGTCGGCCACAAAGCTGTGGACTTCGCCATCGATAAACGGGTATGCCTTGAACACGTACGGATGGCTCTTATGTTCGTAGGGCGTCTCTCCCTCTTTCAGAATGTGGCCGAATGGCGTCAGATAGTAGTAGTACCAATAATGGTCGATCATCCATGTTGCCTCTATCAACGGTATTTCATCATCGGGCAATCCTGCGTCTCTGCCTCGTGCAATTCTCTCTTTGTTGACATTGCCGACCATTTCATCATAATCTTCAACGTCGATTTTGTAAACATCGCCATTGTTCAGGTCGTGACAACGGTAGCGGGGCTTCGCTTCCTTGCGCCACACCTCAATTACCCTGCAACGTGTTGGATCGCTTGTGAAAAGGAAGTCATAGTTTTCCATTCGCGAATATCCGAAGCGCTCAGCATAATTGGCGATATACTGTTTGGTATGTGCATACGAGTATATCTCCCTCAGGCGGCGGTAATCTTCAGGACTTTCGGCAAACTGAGCGCACAACGTTTCAAATGATACATCGTGCACCTCGCCAAGACATGTCACATCCCAACCTCGGAAATCGCGCATATTATTGTCGATAAAAAAGTTGTTGGGATTCACATAATCGGTCCAACAATCCATTTTCTCGTTGCGCCAGCCGTATGATTTACGATGCACAATCAAACCACCAATCAAAAATTCTTCCATTGTGCGGGCATATACCTCGGTCATGCGGTTGAGCTGCATATTGCACTGCAAGATTGTGGTCATGGTCTCGCCCAGCTTCTGCTCATCTCGGTCACGCGCATAGCACGTCGGCTCTTTCGCCTGGCTCCTATACACGCCAAGCACATTGCGCACGAGTCGTCGTATCAGATTATTCTTCAGTGGTACATTGCCCTGCTTGCCGATGTATTCTTCCTCGGTCATGCTGCAACCGTCCACCTCGATAACATCTTTCCATTGATCGCCGTAGCAATAACGCTTGCACCGCTCACGGTCTCGCCGGAATTGGTCCATGCAGTTCCAATAGTGCTGAGCTTCCATCAGCACATCAAACGCACGCCTGTCTCCGCGACGCCTCGACTCGGCCACGGTATCCATTTCGTCATGCGGCCTCACCTTGCTCAGCCTGTGTAGTCTCTCCTGTTTCATATCATTTCTTTTCGTTTAGCAGCTTATGCCTCAGTTGCCAGAGGCAAAGATAGCAATTACCCCTGCCTCCTGACTCTTATCTATTTCTGATCGCGCTTCATATAATCATCCGGATCATGCAGCGCATTTACAAGTTCTCTCTTTACCGAATCCATATCTTGCTGATATAGGTTAATGGCTTCAGTATCTGTTTCTTCATTCATTTTCAGTTGCAGCGCCCTCAGATCTTTGAAATACCTGTCAAGGAGATAATATCGCGTACCTTTTTCAGTATCAAGCCATCTGCTAACTCGATCTGCCACACCAAAGGCGCCGTCGTCATCAAGATCGTTGAGTTTTCTGAGATATTTTTTCGATTCTTCATATTCGTCGCGTAGCTTAAAATACTCGTTGCTGAATCGACGCTCAACTGCACGGCCATCACTACTTAGTAAGAATTTCCGGACTATCGGGACGTTGCGAAGCTCTCTCGCATCCTCGTTCCAAAGCATGCTTACAGTCTTACCCGCTCCGATTATTGTCTTTCCGAATCCACCTGTATACGATTCTATCAGATGTTCTATCCATGCAGGATTTATATCTCCGGTAAACCAGTGCTTAGGATAATGTATTACATCATACTCATCTTTGGTCGATCCGGCCTCAGACAGCATTTTTGTGAGATCTACAAGAAATCCGTTGGTACCCTTATACGCTTTTGTCCACTCAGGATCATCGGCATTCCATGGCGTCTTCTTATAGATCGGGTTGCCGAAATAGTCGACATTTTCCCATATCTGTACCACCGGCTGTAATATAGTCGGCGCAAGGCTGACCACTGCATCCCCGCCGTTGCCCGTAATATCAACCGGAAGAAGACCGGTGAAGCCCTCTGCTGCCTTCCATATGCCATCCTCGATATTCTCTTTACCGCATATAATGCTGTATGCAATCTCGCCCATCCCGTAGAACGGCCGCAACTCATGTGAGATCGGAATTGCAAAGTATTCCTTGGTAAATGGGATATAGAGCATAATGTTATTGCGCCGTACCCATTCGGACTGATTCCAATAATCATCACCGTCACCACCGCATAACCCTGCAAGTATCTGTGACACCATCGGCATGAAGAGCCCTGCGCTTATGAAAATACCCATGGCTGCCGATGCTTTACCCGGATTTCGGTATACAAGGCGCCCTGCATTCGCAATAGACTGCATGGCTGCATTGAAGAAAACATAGGCAAAATTTAAATATCGTGCACCCCATGCACCACTGCCTTTCTTATTGAAGTTTACCGTAATTTCTTTGGCATCATGAATACTGCGTAATACCGATCTACCCTGCTGTCGTGATGTCATATACACTGCAAATCGCGTAGTGTCCTCTGCTGAACGGTTCATAAACTCGACCCCGCTCCAAAATCCACGCCATGCCTTTTTAGGTAAGCTTGACATGCCGCCTTGAGCTTCTCTCAAAAATCTTTGCATGTCTCGCTTTGCCTTTTCGACAGTGTTGAGTTGCGTAAACCCTGTCTCACCGCCGTTCATCAAGAACTCCTTGAAGTATCTCTCGGTTTCGTTGGTTTCATCCAAAGTCCCATGCTCCCACTTGTACAGCAGGCGCGGCAAACTTGCCTTTGCGAGAATGGACGTGATATTACCGGTGTAATTTCTGACGTATTTACCGTCTTCTTTTACTGCTACAGCCACTCCCGCAAACATAACATCACGTGAAAGATTCCTTACGACAAATTCCGGATTCCATGTAGTAAAGGCTTTAGACATAAAAGCCTTTACGCTTTGAGCGTACTTGATCCCTCTTGACTTTGCGCCGCTGTCCGGATTTAGCATACCGTTGATTGCCCGTGCTGCCCTCGGGTCTCCGTTAACGTATATACAGAAGGTCTCTCCGTTGCGTTTTACCTTGACAACGTGTTGCGCGGTATCTGCGCTTTTGTCTATTAGGCCAAGTTTTAGACCTTTGCGCACGGTCACGGCTTTACCCTGCGCCTCAAGTGCGAGCATATCCGCCTCGTGCCGTTTTACAATGGCATCTACAATATCCGCATCTGCATCTTCGGGGATTGTCGGATTATCAGGCAACCATGTCCCATCTGCTTGCTCAACAAACCATTGTTTGCTTACTGTAAGCAAATCGGTATGATGATTGAGCGCAAGGTTCAAAAGCTTCTGTTTCATGATGTTTCGATTAGCTTCCATTATAGTGCGCTGGGCATCGATCATAATGGTTGCAAGAGGGTCGTCGGCCAAGCTATTTCGGCCATAAGCCGTCATAAGTGCAGACCCGAGACCATACCCCCCTGCGGCATATTCGTATACATCTACCGCTGTGGTTTCAGACCATCCTTTGAGGGGTATGTAGTATTGATATTGCCCGAGTATCTTTTCGTAAACCTCCTTGTTCAACAGTCCGCCTTGATAGCGTGTCCGCAAAGTCTCTCTTGTTGCTGCGTTTATCCTTCGCCACAGTTCTGCCGTATCGTGTGCCTCTTCGTATTCTTTAACCAATCTCCCTGCGGCTGCCTCGGCATCGGCTACATTCGATTCCTTTGTCAGTGCGGTCAAGCCCGAATAGTCTGTTGCATCGGCCTCCGCCTGATCAATGCCGTCAGTCACGGCCTTTGAACGCATATAGGCGTTCCTTTCAAGTCCGTGCTTGGCTATTATGTAGTCAAGCAATTCTCGATAGGTTCCTTTTTTCCCTTTGCAGACTTCGGCCACAGCCTTGCACATAGGCTCGAAGAAATCCCGTTTATAAGCTTCTTCGGCTGTTTGGTTGCGGCTACTCATATGGTTCTCTTCCGTATAAGCATCTTCAAAATCCTGTACGTCCATGCCGCTTTCACGGCTTACAGCCTCCTGCAGTATTCCCAACGCCCGCATAGAATCAAGATATGCCTCATGGAGTTGACCGGCGAAGTTGACCGACTTTGTCTTAAGCCTGCTTTTATCAACAGTCTTTACTCTCACCCGGCGATCATATTCCTCTCTCGCCGTCTCTTTTGCAGATCTTTCGCCCGCTTCTTCTGTAAAATCTCCGGGGCGGAACAATTCTTCGTCCTCGATTGTTGGATTCTCAAAAGATTTTACTACTTTTGCAGCAGAAATAAGCTCTTGCTTCGCTGCTGTTGCCGCAATCGGTGCGGATTGATAGGACAGGAAGTTAAGAGCTTTTTCTTTATCTACGGCTACCAACATCCCTTTCAATATCCAGGCAATTACGTTTTCGCTCCGTTTCCCGAATACAGAAGAAACAATATTGAAATCCACGTCTTGATCGACTCCAAGATCAATCGTTACAAGGATATTTCCTTGTTTTGTGTGTAATTCAGTCAATATTGAACGGTTACCTTCTCGGCCAAGATTGTTGAACACAGCAATAGGATGTGCCACTGCATCAGGCAAGTCGCGAAGTTCCGACAATGCGAAACCGTGCTTTTTCATCTTCTTGATGATCTTGTTACCGTAAAGTTTTAACGGACGATCCTCAACACCGGCAGACAGCAAAATGGATGATGGACGGCCCAAAGATAATGCAATTTTATCTGCATTATCCTCACTCAGTTTATTGAGCTGTTCATTGAATTTTTCATTAACCGAACTCATGTCTGATGGCTCAGCCGCATATTCAACCTCAATTCCGTGCTCCGCATAGTTACCAACTTTCAGCTCAGACTGTTTGGCAACGTCGGCGGCTTCGCCGAGAATACTGCGATAGCGGCCAGGCTCTGCAAGATTCTCGTAGCTACGCCACAGGATGTAACGAAGTTCGTTGTCGGTAAGGACAACGCCCACTTTATCACGAAAGCCCTCAAAGCCTATCTTTTCGAGCATGTCAAGGAACAGGCGTTTGATTTGAGACCACCAACCGCCATAATTCTGCGCTTCATTGAAGTTTGTATTTTCGGCGAGACCGGCAAGATATTCCTCAGTAGCCGTACGGAAATCCCAACCGTTTTTAGCTGCCATCTCTGCTATCTTGCGTCGGATGCTTTCATCGGCACTCTGATATACATTGTCGAGGAACGTGTCGAAATGCTCTCCGAAAAGCTGACGCAATCCGTAGTGTGCGACGGCTTCATGGAGAAGCGTCTGCTCTGCGTCGATGGTGCTGACGTTGTTAGGAATAACGATTGTGATTTTGCGGGTGCGCTTATTATAGAAGCCTTTGGCCTTGGCTCGTTTGCCCTCAAGCTGTGATGCGTCGGTCAATATCTCTACATTGTCGAGGTGCAGTTTATCGGCGAGTTCGCCGATACGGTTGACCATGCGTTGACGCTCACGAGCGGCAAACTCTGCCTGGCGTTTCTTGCTGAAACGATTTTTGCCCATGACCTTTGAAATCGGATCATTAATGTATGAAATCTCTTCGTCGCTGTATGCGCCGTAGCCGTCGCCATGACGCTCTAAAATTTCAGTATCAGTAAGCTGCGACTCTTGCAGTACAGTGAGATTAAACGGCGCACGGCTCAACATATCAACCACGTTGGCAATATTATCCTCGGTTACATAAGCAACCATGTTATTGCCTTTAGTGATGAAGTTATGACCCTCTACAAGTTTCAGTAAATCCGGGTGCATGGTGTATATGCCGCCACGCTGCTTTGACTTCGGTACGCGCAACTCATACTCACCTCGGTGTCGCATATCATAAATCTCTTTTGAAATCTGAACGTCGCCATTTTCGCTGACAACAGCTTTACCCTCACGTATCTGCACAAGGCGACTGCTCAACGATGCGCTATTGCGTAGGTCTGTCGGCTTGAAGTTCTCACCCATTAAGATACCCTGGCGGGTCTCTCCGTCGATAGTTGAGTAACTGATAAGGTTACCTCTCGTCCTCTCGCCTTTTTCAGTATCAACAAGTGCCTGAAGAAGATTGCCGGTAATAATGTAGCGTTTCTCACGGGTCTGTGTCGGCACCTTGCCGTCCCAATTCTCCATCGTGATAGCCTGATACTCTTTCGGTGAGTATCGTTGGGCGATTTGAGTTGCAGATATTATTACGGCGATTGCGGGGTCACTCAACGCGAGTTCGACCTTGCGGCGTCCGTCGAGTGTGGCGAATATTGCAGTCGATGAGCCAAGTGTATAGCTCTTATTGAACTTGAATCCTACAAATGTGCCGAATGTTTGCGAGAACATTCCGGCGGTACCTTGTTTGAGGTCCTGAGGAACGACATAGATGCTTCCGGCGTGAAGTCGAGTGAGCAAAGTTTGGATGCGATTGTTTACACCCATTATTTCATTATGACGTTTTTTTTGCTTCTGCTCCTCTTTCTCTCGTTCTTCGTTGGCAACTGTATCGGCAAGCGATTGAATTTCAGCGTCAGCAAAGTTGTTTTCGCCTCGGCCTCTTGCTTTAGTAGCGGCTGCGACAGCCTTTTCCCGTGCTTTTGCAATGCGGGCTTCTCCGGCTTCTTTCATCTTACCAAAGACTTCATCAGCCTTGGATTGATAGAATTGGTGGATTTCCTCACCTTTGTTGTAGGCGTAGTGCTCCCAGTCTATCACTCCGTCACGCTCTGAATAGAGATCGCCTGCAAGTTTGCGGATGTATTCAGCTATTTCCTCACGCTTCATGGGTTTCTTCAGCACGTCTACCTCAACTTCCTCGACATAGGTGTTATCGGCAAATGCGTTGCCGCTGCCGGGGTTCACGCCCTCGTGCCATATCTGTTTGCGCTTTGTCTCGGCACGTAACGGCATAGTGGTTATTTCGAGGTCATTTTCTCCGGCATCGTCGAGAAGTTGTATCTTCACGCGGTAAGCCTCGGTTATCTCCTTGAAGATTTCATCCTGTTCATCTACGGAAAGGAAAGCGAGATAGCGCGAGATTTTACCGGCACATCCTGTTTTCTTTGAGGTATCCTCTTTTTCCGATGTGCGCGGACCGTCCTCAGAGTCCTTTTCCTGAAGCATATCCAACGGATCGCCGAGGCGTTCTTCAAGTTCGGGATGCTCCTTCATGTATTCCCATACAACCTCATCGCCATACTTATTGAGGTAATCGACAATCTCCATTTCATTAAATTTCGATTTCTGCGATGATGTTGTATTTGCGTCGAGGCTCTTTAATTTTGCCTTGAACATCATTTGAATGCGCTGCTCGGCGGGGATTGTCGACATGATGTATTCGTAACGGCCACGAGTTACCTGTCCGCTTCGGTCGATACGGCCACGCATTTGTACCTCATCGTTGATGTCGCTTTGGAATTGAGCAAACACCATGACACGCGGACGTTGATCTTCAAACTTACTCGATGCATGAAGCGATATGCCGGTAGAACCGGACTTGTTAATCATGAGCACGTCGAGCTTGCCTGAATTGAAATCACGCATGGCTGCTTTCTTGTCACGATCCTTTCGCGACTCGACAATGTATCTTCCATCTTCAGTACGACTTAGCTGCAAGGTGCGGCCTGTAATTTCGGCAACACTGTAGCCGGCCGCCTCTATTTTCATGCGAATCGCATCCATTGGCGATATTGGCAGGTCGGCGCTTAGGCTCATTATCTTTTCGCGGATAGCGTTGTAGGCTTTCTGCCCCTCTGCTGATAACTCACTCAAGGAGATATAGCTGCCCTCAGTGTTCTCATCAGCATCTTTCTCTGTAAAACGCATTACACCCTCAAGAGCACGCATAAGAGTGAGTGAGAAGTTTGGTACCTCATCCATTGCAACGCCTTTCGGTGCTGATGCCAAGAAGCCCTCCATTGTGTTGGTAAAACTAATTACGGGCTTATAGCCGTTTCGCAGATTCTCAACAACTCGGTCGGCCACGGCATCAACTTTCAGGGCAAAGAGCAACTGATTAACGAGGTTATACATCTTCGAGGCAAAGGGGACGTTCTTAACGCCTAAATCCTTTGTGCCTTGTGTATGGCCTACGGTTGCGCCATGCTCGGCGGCAGCTTCGTTTTTTGCGTTGATTATCGGCGTGATGTAATCATCCTGGAAATTGCGGATGGCATTGAAGATAGCGGCCACTTCATCGAACTGTGCTCGCTGTCTGCGGTCGGCTTCTTCCTCAACGCTCAACCAGTCAATAGTAACGCCCTCAAAGCTACGCTCACGGCGTATCATTTGGCCGGACTCTACCAACTGCTTTGACATTATTTCTTGCAATGTAACGCCACCTTTCATAATAGCTTCAATCAGTTCTGAAACTTTTACTCCGGTTTCGGCAATAGCCGTGCGCTGTGCATAGATAGGCATATTGTCGGCACGTTTGGCAAATGTGGCCGAGAGGAATGTAACACCGCCGGCAGACGATGTAAGCATCTGCATGTAGCGGCCACAACCGCTGTCACCGCCTACCGTGTGGCTTTCATCGAGTATAGCAATGTTGCCCTCTGCAAGTTTGGCAAGGGCATCGCGTCGGATTTGTCCGTTGTAGTCGGCTGTGGTATAACCTTTGCTTTTCTTCGGCAGTTTGCGGGCCTCTATATTCCATGTGCCGTCCTCGTTCTGAGTATAATCGGCTGTGCCGTTCTTGATTTGGTCGTAGGTAGTAAGAACATAGTCGTATTCATCGGGGAGCGTGCCATGCTCTATGATGTAAGCAAACACACGCTCCTGTTCTTTCTTGGACGGCAGTTTGTGGACTATATTACCGTCGGCATCTACAATGTTGGCATCTTTTGGATTGGATGCGATAATGAATGGACGTAAATCGCTGCTACCGATGTCGGCGAGGTCGCGGTAGTTGTCAGTAAACAGTGTTGGTTTCTGAGTGAAGTAAATAGGCACTTTGCCCTGTTTCACGACATAGCGGATGAGTGCTGCGCCCTGACGGCCTTTGCCTACGCCGGTCATATCACCAATGATAAAGGCATTGCCCTTATTCATTTGGTGTATGGCAAGAGCGACGGAGTCTATCTGCTCGGCAGCAAGATAGCCGTATAATTCCTCTTTGCTTGAATAGCCGAGTTCATCAACGAGATATTGATCTACGTCGCCAATCTCGCCGAGGCTCTTTTGAAGTACCTGTGCTTGTGCGGCAGGAACGACAGACATTAATGTGAAGCCGTTGCCGCTCTGATTGGGGTATGGTACTTTTTCGGCGGTGAGGTCGGGCTTTACCGCCAGTCGCTCTGTGCCACTATCAGGTCGAGAAGTAGCTGCTCCACGTCCGTCGCTTCCACTTCTTCCTGTTCCATTTTGTGCGCTTCCACTTCCGACGCTTCGGGGCTGCTGGGGCTTTGGTTGCGGAACATTATCAGAGCTTCCTGCATCTCCTGAGACTGCATTATCCACTCCAACAGGGCGGCTTGCGTCATCGACGGTTGCAGGCTGTCCGCTATCGGTCCGGGGTGTATCTCGGACTGCATCGCTTGTTGTACCGGGTCGTTGCCCTGCTCCTGAGTTCGGGCGATTGTTTCCGCTACGAATTGGCGCACTCGATGTTCCGTCAGTGGTTGTTTCGGGTTCTCGCTGCACATCGGCAGACTGACTCCCCACTTGCTGAATTTGCTGTATATCATCTTGAACACGTTTATAAAGTTCGTCGAATGTAGTTACTTGCTCGGCACGGGCTTTGGCTTTGACAGGGGGATAGACGCGCTGAAATTCGCCGGTCTTGCGTCCGTCAATCAGTATCATGCGCACGTCGTAGCCTGTACCGTTGCGAGAGTAAAGAGCCTTGCCGCTTATGTTGATAACATCTGCGACGTTATAGTGGCTGTAAAGATAGCCAAAAAATGCGGCATCTTTGGGGTTCATCGAGCCATTTGTGCGATAACTTGTATTTCCGCCTATAACGATTGCGGCTCGACCGTCATCTTTCATCTGCTCCAAAGCGTTGATTGCCATTTGACCCTCAAGACTTGAAATACGGAAAACGCCGTCATAGACTTTCTCGGTTACAGTACCGAATGGGGGATTAGTCATAACAACGTCCACTTTATCTCCGGCGAAAGGCAACAGTGCGTCCTGTGCCGTTACTTGGTCATAACCGAGTTTACGCAGATTGGCAAGACGTGCGTCGTCGATGTCGTTCACATGGATAACCGAGGGATGTACGGTTATTGTCAGTGCGCCATTACCTGCACTCGGCTCCAGCATACTCCCAACCGTCTTACCACCGGCACGAACAAACTGCCCCATTACATACCCGAAAGGCGTAGGGGTAGAGTATTGCTGCTTTATCAGTCGTTCACTATCACGAGCGTTAAGGCTCGGCTGTATCTGATAGAGGTTGACTATGTGGTCGTATGCCGCACGTTGCGCCTCGGCTGTGCCGTCTATATTGACAAGAGCCTCAGAGCGCGTGAGCTGTGTCATGGCTAACTCAACGAGTTCCTGAAGGTCGGTGTCGCTGATGTCTTTTAGAGCCGGATATTTCGAGGCCATTTTCTTAACATCGGTCATGGTAAGAGGTTTCACGCTTTCTGCGTCAAGTTGGAGCATGGCTACTCGGCTCTCAATCACGCCGCCGATTTCTTCAACCAATTCAACTGTCTGCGCTTCTCGTTCCTGAAACGCGGCAGAGTCGCCCATAAGGTCAGCGGTAGGGCGTTGTTCAGGCACAGTGATAGCCGGTGCGGTCGTAGTGTCATCTTCGACCGTATCAAACAAACCGCCGTCGGTTGTTGACTTCGGCTTTTCCTTGCCCGGTTTCTTTTTTCCGCTGGGTTTCTGCGCGTCAACAATCGGACGCACTCCTGGTATGAAGTCGCCGCTGGTAATCTCTATTTCCGTGCCACTCTCGACTACGGTTTCAGTAGTCGAGCCATCAGGATTGGTGTGTTTTTTCCGCTTCTCCTTTAACTTGCGCTCGGCTTCTTCCTTTTCTTTCTCGGCCTCCTGTTCAGCCACAACAGCGGCGGCTGTCGCCATTGCGTCTGAGCTGGGCTTATCAAAGTTGGCAATATCGACATTGCGCACTTCATCGTAACTGTCCATGTCAGCAACGAGACCGGCGGCTTCTGCTTCGGGCATATCTCGGACGGCGTTATAAAACGCTTTAAGATATGGTCTGATAGCATCGCCGAGGTCTGCAATCATGGCATAAGCATAGGCTTTGAACTTGCGTGCGCCTTTCTCGATGTGGTAGACGGCCATTTCCGTACCGATAGCAAGAATTTCAGGATCCACGCCCATATTGAGCTGACCGCCGAGTTTCTTGCGCATACGCTCACGAAGTTCTGCATATCTTTCATCGGTAACGAGTTTGTTGCCGCTCGGATTTACAGGCTTGTCAACTTCGGGCTGGGTCTCGGTTTCTGATGACTGTTCTGCTTCGGTTGAAGATGTAGTTGTAGGTTCTTCTATGATTGAGCCTCGTATATCTTCAAGAGAAAGTGGCTGTGCATCGGCTACTGCGGTAGGGTCGGCCACAGCCTTTGCAAAAGCCGCAGCTTCTTCTCGTGACTTGAAGCCGTAACCTTTGGGTACGGAAGTGCCGCCCATTTTCTTTGCGAGGTTGAGGCGTTCTTGCCAAACCTCTTTGTCGGCACGAGGAAAGACAACACGGTGGTATGTCTTATTCTTCTTGGTGGTATAGGTGTCGATAGTGTAGTCAGTTGCCGATACAGGATTTTCAGGGGTACTTTCATCAACCTCTGCTTTGTCGGCAATCTTATACTCGTGGTAGGGCTTTTGCTTGCGGTGGCTGCTCTCAATCCATTTCTCGAAGTCTTCAAGTGTGGCGGTTGAGAACACGAGGCGACGGCCTTTCTCCCAACCTTTTTCATAATTGGCGAGATAGGCATTGATAGCGTCGGCCTTTTCATTGAAGCCGAGCATAACTTTATGTTCATCGAAAGAGCCGTCAGGGTTGTATTGGTCAACGATAACAACACGTCGCCCATTCCATGCGTCGATGTCAGTAGAGAGAAATACGTCGATGTGGTCGCCGTCCACTCCCTCAGTACCGCGAATGTAGCCGTAGGTGTTCTGCATAGTGGTTTTCCACTCCTTGCCGTCTGCATCTTTGCCACGGCGAACAGAGCCAACAGGCTGCTCGATTGTAACATCAAACATTCCTACCTGAACATGGCCTTTCTTATAATTACCAGCTTCCTTTTGCCCTGGTGTAGGGTCAGTGTTTACCTCAGCTTCAGCGGCTTTCAAACGCTCCCCAAGCGAACTTTTTTCTTTATCCTCTTGTTTTTCTAATGATAAAGTACTAACTTTGTTCTCAGAAATATTGGTTTGAGGCGCAACCGTGCCCTCGGAAGCAGGGTCAGACATTTTCCCCTGTGGCGAGTATAAGCCATCTGCCACGTCTGAGGCAGGAGAAACATTATCGGCGTGTTTCCAAACCAATTTACCTTTTATAAGGAGGTTCGTTAACACGCTCCTCCTTTTTTCTTGGTTAGATACCACGACTTCGTGACCGTCCTTTCTCACCGTTACTGATGTAAAATAGTAGTAACGAGAACCATCGGGCTTAACAAAGGCCTTTACAAATACGTATGAAGATTCACGCTCAGTTACATCTGCATCTTTAGCTTCACTTGCATCCTCAATGATAATATCCGGATTTTCAAGGGTAGGCTTAATCATACCAAGTTTGCCGTTGCGTCCTTGACGCATCAACTTGGTAAACTGATTTTCACCCATTTTCACATTCCCAATAGGTGTGCTTACGATTCCGTCCTCGCCAAATTGCGCGTCCCAATTCTCAATGGTAAGTTCCATTTCGGGTGCGACAATGGCTTTTTCCTCCATCTCGGCTATAATGGCGGATGCTTCTTCCTTTGTCAGCCTTTTTTCCTGAGCCGACGTTTCGCCGTTTCTACCAATTCCGAGATTTCGGGCTCCTCGGCTATCGCTTGTAGGCCCTATTCCTCTGGCGGTCGATTCTGTGACCGCTTCTCCGGAACTTATTCTTCGCCCGGATGCTGCGCCCGCCACATTGCCCGGCGAATCAGCATTTTCGGGGCCAGCGTCAGAGCGTAGGATTTCTCCTGCGACAGGCGCGATGCCTCCATTGGCATAAGAAGGTTGTGCGCCATGCAGAATCTCAGCGCCTCCGCTGCGTCCGCCGACTTCTCCTTCGGCGACAACTGCCTGACGCGGTCCATCTCCCGCTCTATCGCTACTCTCATTTTCTCCAGATGATCTCTTCTTTCTTCCGGACTCATTTTCTTTCTGTTTTTTGGTTTCATCTGCAATATTATTAAAATATTCTGCCTCATCCAAATTTTCAAGACATTCTTTGGCTTTTTCCTCGTACATTTCCGCCATCACCTCGAAGTCTTCATAACTCATGCCGTAGCCTTCCCATGCCCAACGGTCTGCCTCTTCACGCTCCCATCGTTGTTCCTGCTGCATCAGATTCATCGCCTGATCCAGTCGTTGATTTCTGATGTAATTAGTGATATCCGAACGGGTCTGTGCCGACATAAGCACATCGATCAATGCATCGCGAGCTCGGCTGTTGTCATAAGGAACTGAGTAAATACCACACATTTCTTGCATAGCATCTTCTGCAAGGCGCTGTATCGATTGACCGCCATTTTCAGCCGAGGCGAACATGCCAAACAGCTTTCGCCGTTCACCTTCGCCGAAGCCGGTTTCTCCACGCACACCCATACGTATCTGCATACCGGTACCGCCACTCTTGTCTCCCCACAACAATTTATGGCTCGACAATACCAACGATGCAACTTCTTCGATCGTCTCGGGCTCCTGTTGTCCAAGTCGCTCTATTGCCGACGGATATGCTTTCACCTCATCATACACTTCCTTATAGCGCTTGTCAATCTGCGCCAATCGCTTGCGGTCAGCAGCTTCAGCCGCGGCCTTTATCTCGGCCTCTTCACGTTCACGGCGTTCAGCTTCTTCTCTCTCTGCTTTCAACCGTGCTTCTTCCTCGGCTCGTTCCTGTGCGCGGCGACGTGCCTCTGCATCCTCGGAGGCTCGGCGTTCAGACTCACGACGCTGTGTTGTGCCGGCAATCGCTTTCCAATGGTCAAGAGTCGCCTTTGCTCGTTCTATGGTCGCGAGACGTTCATTCTCTGCCTCCATAAACTCGTCTATATCGGTCGAGGCTTTTGTTTTTGCTTTCTCTGCACTTTTTAGTGCCGCTTCGGCATTGGCGACCATATTGTCGGCGAATGACTGTGCTACCTTTTCATTCGCCGTTTTTTCAACGATGGCATCCCATGCTGTATCAGAATCAACTGCTTCAAAGTTCGGCTTACCATGTTCATCGACAGGAACACGAGAGAGGGCTGTAACCGACGTAGGCGCTTCGCCCGACGAAGGCACAGGCGGCTCAGTGGCTATTTCTTTTGGATTTGGAACGGTTGCTGCATTTTCGGGGACAACGACAGTATTTGGCACCGGCTCGCCATTGTAATCAACAAGTCTTTTCTCAAGTTCGGCAGGAGAAATGCGCTGCACCCTTAAACCGTTAAAACGATCTTCAGTGCTAATTTCAATATTACCATCCTCATCAAGCCCGTTAACAATCGATCCACGTATTGGCCGACCATTGTCATCAAGTAGGGTAAACTCATCATTTTGGTCGAATTTAGGCCGCTTGGCTTCAGTACGGACGGCAGCCCTATTCTGCTCGAAGCCGTTAAGCCGCTCAAGGTTAGCTGCATCTGCGAAAGCCTGAAGCTGTTCTTTGGTGAATATCGCACGCTGCCCGCTTGAGTATTGCACCACAATCTGTCCTTCCACCGGCATACCGCTCGTCTGATCCACAACAGGTCCGACAATGGTAGCCTCGACGGTATTGTTGCCGTCATTTATCGGCACGACCTCGCCCGGGTTGAATGCAAGGGCGCCGTTCATCTTATCAACTGCGGCCTGCGCAAACTGCTGCCTGATGGTTTCAGCGGCCTGTGATTTTTCTTCCTCGGGATTGATAGCCTCCCCAACAGCTTTGATAGCTTTGGGATAGCTGAATTCAAGACGGCCCGTTTTTGCATCACAAACAACGATGCTATCGTCCGATGCATTCAGGTCTACGGCGCCGGTATCGGTAGTGACAATATTGCCACTCACTATATAGACTTGCCGGTCATCCAATCCCATGACAGCCGGTTGTATTACGCCGGTCGCATTATTGGTGTGCAAATCTACCATCGCATTGCTTTGGGCAATCTTCTCATCAATATCATCGTTGACGCGCTGAATCATACCGGCGCGCACTATCTTGGCATTGATGTAATCGCGGATAACATCTCTTTCTTCGTCCGACCATATCGATGTCGCGGTATCTCCATAAATCTGCACAGGATCCGCTTCATCCACCCACTTTGTCAGGTTCTCTTCGCCCATCATGTCGACAGCACGTTTCCGCTGCAGTTCATACATATTTTGAACATCAGCCATTTCCTGTGGAGTAGACGCCGTATAGCCGTTACGGAACGAATCGTTGATGCTTTCTGATGACGGCGGCTCGCCTCCGTCATCTTCTGCCGCATCAATTTGGGCTATATTGTAGCCTCTCATTTTGACAAGGTTTCTTACATAGTCCATGACGGCAACCTTTTGCGGAGCAGTCATGTCTTGCGCTGTACCTATAATATCTGTCAGAGCATCCGAAAGCCCCTCATTAGGAGTATAATCAAGGCGGTCTCTTATCTCGGCCCACCTGTCGGCACCTAATGTTTCCGACGCTACGGTATCACTCTTTTTTGCCTTATGGCGGTAGCAATAATACTGAGCTGTATGCATACTACCGGCGGCCATCGGCACACCGCCGAGAATCGCACCGGTCGTTGCACACCCGAGCCAAATATCAATATGCGTGTTCAGATCTGAAAGCTCCGTGACCGCGTCAGACATATGGCCGGTAAGTGCATCAAACAGATAACCCTCATATTCCTCAATACCTTCGCCGGGCAGACCGTTGAAACCGCCACGTTTTAAAAGTTGGCTATATTGATTATACCATGTCTTCGTTCCGATATTCTTAATCTGGCCGGACAATTTCTTCAGGCCGATTTTCTCAATACCTTTTAATAGGACACCGCCAAGCCCGGGTATAAATTCACCGAACATCTCCGAGCCATACTCTCTGATCTGATTTCTTTCAGCGGCAAGCATCGCACCTATCGCGCTATTTTGGCCCGTAATGATATAATTGCCGTTGTCATCATATTCGACATCTCCGGCGAATTCCAATCCGGCTTCGCCCATGGTTTTACTAATGCCGGTTGTATTGACTTGCATTGCGCCGACCGCGTGCGCACCTATCATAATGCCGGTCGCTTTTGTTATAAACCGTGCGGCTATATTCTCGGCAACTTTATCACCGGCAACTTTCGAGATTGCGCGGCCTAAACCCTTGCTGACTCCGGATGCTATCCCTTTTGCTATTGTTCCGGCTCCGGGAGTCAGCATAATATCTTTCATCATATCCAATGTCCCCGGGAGCATCATGCCGGCTCGTGCCCATGCCCCATACTCGCTTCCGTATCGGGCCTGCGCATCATCATTTATAATTGTAGCTTTAAGCACGGCTTCCGCAGCTTCTTCCTCTTGTGTCAGGCTCTCGCCCTGCCCTCGCTTGCGGTTTATCTCATCAAGCCGCTTCTTCGCGTCCATCAGCGAGATTGCATCATTCATAGAAGCCAACCCGTCAGTCAGTGTATAGCCATCAGCCATTTTTGCGCCCAGCGAATGCCAGAAGCTGTCCATTTGGCCACCCATCTTATCGCTGAGCGTCTGTATGGTTTCATTATTCTTGCGCGATGCTGATTCAAGTTGGCGATATTGTTCGTCCATGCTGTAATCTGCAAGCCCATAAGAATCGGTCATGCCGCCGGGGGCAGAATGGCTGTTATTGGCAAGATCGCTTATGAACGAAGCAGGATGTCCGGCTTTCCTCGCATCAATCTCTGCCTTGCGGCGCTTCATCTGCTCGTCAAGTCGCTTACGCTCCTCAAGAGCTCTTTGTAACTGTGCGCCAACTGTCATATCGGCCCTTTGCCGCTGCAAGGCCAGTCGTGATTCTCTTGCGCGATACTCTGCCGCATCAGCTTCAAGAATATCCGATGTCACTCTGCCCGCACCGAGCTGCCATTTTGCCTTGGCATTACCATTCTCATCAAACGTGAAGCCCGCGACTTCAGGACTGAGCATTGGCGCATGCACTCCACCCGCTGTATTTGTGGAAGCCCCTTTATCATCGGCCTCGACTTTCGGCTCAGGCATTTTGGTAATACCCGGCAATGTCGTTTCAACGCCGGCCATACGGGCACTCATCTCAATATCACGCTGCCTTTTTCGTCCCTCCGGCGTCATTCGTTCAACCATGCGCCGCGACTCGGTAAGCGCTGCTTTCATGCCCGGAGTATACATAGGCTCTACAGGCTCCGCGGTAGCAACCTTGACAGCATCGCCCAAGGATTCCGCTACGCCACTGCTTTTCGCACCGGTAGTAGGCAGAGCCTGTTCCTCCGACCTTTCAACCGGGACAAACAAAGTATTGGCAAACGATTCATAGGTATCGGGGACGTCATAATTATTCTCCCTAAGAGAATTATAGAGCGTCACTCGATTGTTAGTACCCTCTTTGCCTGATGCCGTAAGAGTGCGCTCAAACGATTCATAGGTATCAGGTACGTCGTAATTGTCTGCCTTCAACGACTCATACAAGGTATATAGCGGTGACTTTTTATCTTGTGCCATAGCAAATTGTTATTTCCATTCTACATTAGTTTTCTTCTTGCCGACTGCCGGTTGCTGCGGCTTGGCAGGCCTTTCGGAATGTCCCTTTGCAGGTTTGGTAGTGATTGACGATGTTGTGCCTTTAGTCTTTCCTAGACGATCTTTCTGTTCCCGTTCGGTTACAGATTGTTGTGTTGCCTCGCTCCATGTGCCATGATTGATCGCATTTTGTCGCATAGCCTCGTATGATGAGGCATAATGAAGATTACCCTCGGAATCATACCACGGGTATTCAGGAGCCTTGCCGCTACCACCCGTCCCCATCCTGTTATATTTTGCTATCTGTGCATCGGTAAGTTCATCTATCTTGTCAGCCTTTACCTCGGCAACTGCATTACGATATCCCTGTTCCGTTAATCGGCCAAGTTGAAGTGCATAACGAATCTGGAACATCAGTTCATCTCGACGTGCCTTTTGCTCATCTTGCTCTTCTTTCTTTTTCGCCCGGTCATCCGCAATGCGCTCACGCTCCAGTGTATGCCGCCACGACCTCTCTTTGTCCGCGTCCTCGGCATCCAGCCTCATTGCCTGCATGTAAGCCGCCATGTACTGCCGCTGATTTTCTTCACGCTCTCTTTTCAGTTGATCAAAGCGCTTCTTAGTGGCAGCCGTCATCCCTTTGGAGGGATCATAGGAATTCGGCGCATATTGTGTGGTATAATACAGATTACTCAATGCCGAGATGCCATCACTTATAGCCGCAAATATCGAGTCGCGTTTTTGCTTCTTGCGCTCCTGCTCAAGTTCCTCGGTTGTTGGCGGCCTATAAGGTGATAGTTTCTGTACCAAATCCACATAGGTCATTTTCTTGCCACTCGCCGTGTATGGCACGCCACCTTCATTCCCTTGATGAGTAACCAAAGTTTTTGCCGCGCCGGCAGCAGGCGCCTGCGGAGCAGGTGTCGATGTCTGTTGTGACGAGACTCCCGAACCGGGTATTGTAGGTGGAGCTCCGGCAAGCGAAGCATCAATAGGAGGTATCGGGCTTTGAGGTCGATTGACCGTCGGCGCGACTTTCATGTACGCGCTACCACCCGCCAATATATCATCAGTAGTTATTGCCATGACATTACAGGTCTATAACCTTTCCGCTTTTTGTTTTATACTGTCCGAAATCGAGATCAGCCATGCCGGCACCGGCTGCGACAACGCCTTGGGTCGCCTTAGAGATAGCTTCCGCTTTCCCACGCTCTATATCAGTGAGCTGCTGAGTCGCGGCGGCTTCATTCTGTTGGTACTGGCTTTCGATAGCATCTTTTCGGGCCTCGCCATTGACCGCTATATTGGTTGTAGCCTGTGTAAGAGCCTCGTTATTGGCCTCTTTTGCGGCCGCGACACTATCTTCAGTACCACCCATGACAGCCTGAACACCGGCGGCATGACGGTTGCGGTTGCGTATCGACTCCTCCGTCTTGGTAAGTATAGCCTGCGCGTCAGTCCGCTGGGTCGCGTCCTCATTATAGCGGCGATTGTACCAGTCCTGATTCTTTTGCCGTTGCGACTCAACATTTGATTTTGCCCGTTTCATTGCTTTCGACGCCGAGATACCGCCGAAGATACTACCCACCGCGCCTATGCCGGCGCCCAGCAATCCTCCAATTAAGCCCATATTCGCTATTAGTTAAAGTTATAATACAGGTGCGAATTTACATCATTATCTTTGTGGCATCGTTTTAACTTTAACCGCTTATGGCATTAGGCAGAAAAACAGGAGGTAGAAAGAAAGGCACACCCAACAAGTCAACGACGCTGGGCAAAGAAGTTATTGTGTCATTGCTCGCCGACTATTCCAACAGCGGCCTCATGACATCCGATTTTATGGCGCTCGACCCAAAGGACAGGCTTGTGATTGCTGAAAGACTTATGCAATACACCATGCCGAAAATGCAAGCCACGGCCATTGACCTCAGCACCGGCGATCGAGAGAAAACAATCGAGGACCGCCTTGCCGAATTAGCCGGAGAGGAATCATAATTCTACTCACCCTCCACTTTGGACAGCAACCGCCGCTTATTCAGCCGGCGGTTTTTTATTGCAAATTCCGCCCCGAAACAGCAAAAACACATTTTACACTCTAAAAATAGTTTCCTCAAACTTAATGGGGGTTTTGTTTGAGGAAACTGGGGTTTTGTTTGAGGAAACTGGGGTTTTGTTTGAGGAAACCCCAAAAAAGGGGGAGTTTCTTACAACTTTACTCTTTTGAAAAAAAATAAATATTGCAAATGTACCTCATTCTATACAAAACTATGGGTTAGCTATGGGTTTCCTCAAACAAAACCCGGGTTTTGTTTGAGTTAACTTTCTTTAACGCCGAAATTTCGTATAGTTACAGAAAACAAGTCGTTATCTCACGTTCATTCAGCAACTTACAAATGTTAAAAATAGTTTCCTCAAACTTAATGGGGGTTTTGTTTGAGGAAACTATAGGTTAGCCCCCTTTAATTCCGGAATTAAGTACACAAAAGAAAGTAATTATATTACTTTCGTATATAATTACTAAATATATATATCAACAACGATTCTCAACGCGCGTGCGCGCGAGAAGACCTGGAAACGAAAAATTTTTATCAAAAAAACCGACAACGCAAAATGCCTTGCCGGTCGAAAGAATTCAACGGTATCGAATCACGACTTTCCGTATAGCACATAATCGAGAACTTTTCGATTGGCGGCGTCAACCTTCTTTTGGTTTCTGCGAATATAAATTTCCGTCGTCGCGTTTTCTCCGGCATGGCCGAGAGCCAACGAAATCGTGGCATCGGGTATTTCGAGATCAGCGGCTATCGTCGCCCATGTATGTCGGGCCCAATAGGTAGTCAGATACGGCCACTCCGCCTCCACAGTTTTCTTGCCGCCAAGACCGCTACGCGCTGTATGGCCTATCTTTTTCAACGCCGCATTGCATTGATGCCGGAAATTACGATGATCAGCCCAACGATCAGCGAGGCGCAAAAGTTTCTTTTCGCCCTTATATTTTTCGATCAATTCCATTGCCTCAGGCTCAACCTTGATCGAATAATACCGGCCCGTCTTGGCCCTGTAATATTCAACACGACCATCATCCGTCAATGCCTCAAGGCGAAACAGATCCACGGTGTTGATTCCTATAAGCATGAAGATAAGCTTGAACATATCCCGATATAAAACCATGTAATCCTCCACCGGATAATCGAACAGACGCCGCAGCGCTTCTACCTGCAATGATCTCTTTGGAGTTTTCGCCGGTCTGAATGCGAATCTGCGAAACGGATCATTCTCCGTAAGCTCGCGTTTGTATGCATCACGCATTGCGATACGGATATTGCCAAAGTGAATTTTTCTGGTATTCTGCGAAAGATTCTTCTGCTTCATGAATACCTCAAAGTCGGCCAGCCATGCATACTTTATGTCCTCCAAGGTCAGCTCATCTGCGTTAGAGTCAAACTTACGCATAGTGGCCACAGTATATACAAAACTCTCGTATGTGCTCTTAGCCTTTGTTTTACCGATTTTAAGCATGTGAGCGATAAACAGATTCTTACGCACTGATTGCATACGCGATTTATCCATCCCGAGCTCGTCGGCCACCATTTCTTTGACAAGCTTTACATCCTCGTTCGACCGACCGGATTCCCGCAAGCCAAGCACAACACTACTGACAACCGATGTCCAGTATTCCAGTTTCGCCTGTAACCAATGGTTACGCTTTTGAGGCCTATCCGATTTTGCATCTTCAAAATCGACCTCCTCCGCCTGATACCCCATTGCCAACTCCGCCGTCTTCCGATTGCTTGTAAGCCGGAGCATGATGGCATTATTTCGATTAGGTTTTATGAAAAACTTATACGTAATCATATCTTCAATTTTAAACTTTGGTCATTACCGATAATTTATCGCTCAAAAATGTTTGACCAAGCCCGAAAACAGGTCAAACATTTGGCCTCAAAATGCCTCGGGAGGACCCAAAAAAGGGCAATTTTTCATCAGTAAGTTTATAAAAACGCACACAAAAAAAGCCATCAACAATCTCAGCCTGTTATACAAGCTGCTGATTATTAATGACTTTTTCGTGCGTCGGGGTGACAGGATTCGAACCTGCGACCACCTGGTCCCAAAGCAAAATGAGTGTCTTTTAACCATAGTGTCTGACAGGGTTTTACGCCCTCGGCTCGCATCGTGGTCAAACAAATCGGTCAAACAGGCTGTCATTTTCTTGGATTTATGGCGTTTTCGGTAGTTGTTATGCAACGAATAGTTTTTTGATATTGCATTTATATGCTCAATTCAGAATACACCTCAGAAGCGATTTTAAACACTATTTTAGCGCCTTCGCAGCCTCAGTAAGTAAAATCTATATTCGAGATAAAATTAACGGCGAGAATGGCCTTAAAATCGATTATTGGAATTTTGCATACCGACATCGGCTAAAGTGTGTTTCAACATTTCTACGGCTGGATAGCTTTCGGCATATTGCCTTATCAGTTGGCGTTTCATGACAAGAGTGTCAACTTAAAACATCCGCGATTGAAAAGTTTTGTATCTTTGGGGAAATATTTCGATTCTTATGAAAAAGATTATCAAGTTATTTCGCCATTGGTACTATCGGCGCTTGTATTATAAACTATTCAAGATTTATGCAAATAGGGAGCACAACTCAGCAGACTACGCCTGCTCGGAGGCTGCAAAAGCCTTTGAGTGGTTTACCGGCAGAGAGTGGTGCAGCATATTTAAAAATCAGGGCGTTTAGGCCGCTTGTCACGAATGATTTCACCGGGAGTTTTGACATGAGCCGAAGGAAATACAAGTGGAATAGAGAATGTCAATCTTGAAACATTTTCAGTTCTTGCACTTGTTTCGGTTCCGACTTTTGCTCCGAATATACTGATCCCGGCTTTTGCTGAGCCATCAATGCCTGTGGCTTCTGACGCGGTTACTGCAACGTCGAAGTTTAAACGTTCAAGCATCCTAACTTCATTCTCAATCAACACGGTCTTGCCATGCTCCCCGACAGGTAATGTAGGATTTATGACTGTACCGTTTTTTAAACAGCCTTGTAAATCGTCGATCGCTCCGGTTATATCGGTTATGGCCGCTTTTATAAATTCTTTCAGTTCCATGACAACTTTATTGAAATGTTCATTCGTATCAAGCAAAGTAATTTCTTATGCATATAGCGTCTGTTACTCAACACACAAACGACAAGGCGTCTTGCCTTCCGCCTCGGCCTCTTCGATTGTCATCTCCACGATAGAATGAGAGCATTTAGACAGTCCTTTGCAATTATCAACAGAATGGTAGCGTTTTGCGCCTGACCCGGTGCAT